CAACCCTGTCTTCCAGAGCAATGCTCGTGTTGAGCCAGCCAATGGGTGGTCTCTCAACAGAGCCTATCTTGGTCATCTTTATCCCGTCACTAACATCCATAAGGATGTTGTCCTCATTGTAGAATACTATGAACTTTCCTCTCAGAGGAAACTCCACTTTTTTCTCTGTCACCTCAGGAGGGACATATATCTCCAGTGTGTTGTCGCCAAACACACTCTTGCACACAATCTCACTCCCATCGAGGTATCGCACCCGACGAACATCTTGCTCCAAACCAGCGAATTTCATTTGCTGAAGCAAAATGTCAAACTGCCTCACACCTTCCCTTATCATCTCTTCCGCAGCTTGCCTATCACCTTTCAGCACAATTCTCGGCAGCTGTTTCACGGTTTCCTCCGCATTACAGTCACCACAGCATCAACTGTGTCAACACAGAAATAGCAGCCATCCACGTTCTCAATTGTAAACGTCCAGTATCGCCCTCGGCCACTCCTGCCCACAGCTGTCCTGACGGAGTGCTGTGTAGGCTTGCACGCAAGCACATACTCCCGCACATTTCCCTCGTCATTCTGCAAGACCAACCGCAGGCTGCCATCAGCTTCACAGCCAAGATAACAGCTTCGCAACCTTTTCTGTCTTTCAGACCCCATATCTGTCATGAACTCAAGCAGAGCCTGTATAGGTTGCCCGTCGTCATCATCACCCTCAAGGGCATATATGCCATCCTTGCTGAAGGCAAGATAAACTCCGTTCATTTCCACAAGGCCATCAAAATTGTAGTTGCCGTATTGACTAACAGCTAATCGCCGCAGGCTCATTGACAGGCATAGCCTGTCCCAGCATTCCACATGGCCCTCAGCCTCAACATCTAAAGAAATGTTAAAATTTGACATTTTATCTTGTATACCTCAGCACACATATTCCAATATTTGCCCTTGCAGTTGCCCGCAGCCCAAGGCTGATTTCGGCTTCGGCCTCGCCTGTCGGCACTGGAGCTCCGCTTCCCTCCACAGCAAGCTGTAAGGTGCATTTGCCACGAGCAAGTTTGCCAATCACTCCTGTAGCTTTCAGCCCAACAATTACATCAACCTGACCTTCAGCAGCAGTATCACTGTGACCAGCAGCACTGACATGAGAAGCAATGCTTGCATCACCTTGACCCCTAACTTCCGCATGGGCCTCACCACTCATACTTAACAGTAGCTCTGCGATAGCACCGCCGAGCGTGCTAACACAACCAGTGACATCCACATTCACTTCCGTGGTCGCCTCTGCAAACCCAGCACCCAGAGCTTCTACACCAAGTGCTGCAGATGCAACACCTTGTCCCACAACGACCTGCGAAGCACTTGCCTTGCAAGAAACCTCAATGCCTTCCGACAGGACAGCTCCGCCAAGCCCTGCCACACCAGCAGTAATATCTACAGTAGCATCCCCAGTAATCGGAGCCTTTGTGACATCAGTAGTCGGAGAGCTAGCAACATGTCCGATATAGCTGCTGACAGGCGAAGCCTTCCGCTCAATAATGAACTCCCAGTGGTCTTCGACAAGACTCTGGTCCTCACCTGTGGTGAACCGCAAGTTCGTAGCGTATGCATCAGCACCAGCAGCCTCCTCGACCACAGTTGCTGTCAGACTGGAAGTCGTATAAGCATCCTCCACTGAAGATACTTCGGTGACTTCTGTATATACAGGACTCGGAACATCGTAGCGTTCCGCAACGGTCGCTGCTTCAGCGAAGGTCATGTAGGCAGGTGCAGGGACTTTATACTCGTCGGATACAGCAGCCTCTTCCTCGACAGTCTTAGTATAGCCCTTCGAGACAGAATACTCATCACTTACGCTGCCACCTTCTGCAAGGTCAACGGTGTATATTGTCCCTGTGGACGTCACAGACTGAAAGCCTGTTGGAGGTGTGTAGTGGAAGTCGCTTGTCTTAAAGACAGCCGTTACCTCATCATACCAGAATAGGCTGACTGCAGGGTAAAAATCCCCTATAACATCAACAAACGCTGGGTTTGCACCAGTAGAAGGGTCCCCACTTTCGAACCATGTTCCATTCAGGCCCCACCATATCCTACCGCTATCGAGGTCAAGAGCGACCATAACAATATCGCCATCAGTGATGCCTGAGCCCCAGCTCTCCTGAGTGTTGTGATACCACTTTGCAGTAAGCTGATTTGTCCAGCCGTAACTCTCCTTGGTCTCCTCTGTGCCAAGCATCACCTCAAGGTCACAGTCAGCCTCTGCTATACCAAAACAGATGTAATTCCATACATCCGTTACCTCAATCTCCCAATACCACTTCCCAGAGGAGAAGTGAACGTTGGCACGGACACTCCTGTAGCCAGTGCCCTCCTCAGTATTCCTCTTGGCCCTTAAGTCGTTATCGTAAAGGTCTATACAGTGCGACTTGTCAGCAGGATTCCAAGCAACTGCTCCCAAATGTCACCTCCACTATGTGGTGCTTGTCACCGTAATGGCAAGCTTCACCTTCAAGGTATCACCGTTCTCAACGGGTTTGCCCTCACCATAGTTCGCCGCTGAGAACATATATGGCCCAGCACCACTATCACCTTTCGTGCTATCACTCACAAGGGCTGCACCATATATTGTCTTCGTTGCGTTGATGCTGAACACCGCAGGATTGTTATAATTGTTTATCGTTCCATTGCTGGCAGCACCCTCATTGAAAGCTGGCCTCGTGGCCTCGTCATACGCAGTGCATTCTGTGAAACCAGGACTTTGATATGTATCACTCGAAGTGGGTGTATAGTCATTCTCGAAGATGAGAATATACCAGGTCCCCACCTGTGTAGCACCGTGAAACATTATATCAAGCCAGGCATTTAGCCCCTGCTCTACAATCTTATTGCAGTATGCCCACTGGTCAAGCAGAACATTGTTTCTCCAAAGCTCCCACTCCCAGAAGGCATGCACAGTTGCGGCAATCTTCATAACATACCTCCTACACCGAAATTGGGTCTCGCAGCTCTATGTAGAACTGGCCAAGCACAACCTCGCTTCCCTGAGCAACGTCCCTTTCAGGGCAAGGGACAACATACATCAGCTCCTGCGAGATGTCACTCACAAGAGCAACATGGTTGTATGCGCCTGCGGTATCTATAGGAACTACGTCAGTCACACTTACCAACACTCTTCTCCCTGAGACAAGCCCATCTTCAACTTCTCCAAAATTGGCAGAGCCAATGGCTATTGAGCCGAGACAATATGTGGACGTCGCTTCCGCATAAGAAGTAGGTTGCTGACTGCACAAGCATAGCTTGTCAGCCCCATTCTTGAGCCAGCTCAATGCTGTGTCAAGCATAGCATCATTACACCAGACACCCATTACGAAGCCCCTCTGATGTCAATATCAAAACTGTCTATCGTTATCGTTACACCTTCCTTTATAGTCAGGCTAGACAGCTTCAGCTGCCCACTTCCAACACCACAGGCTCCGTCTAGTCTGACAGCGGCCTTGTTATCACCTGTGTGATACTTGTTGTCATACAGGCGAAACCATCCAGCTGTCCCATCAGCCAAGCCAACACCACTCCAGACATCACCGCTCTTCTTCCCTATCACTCCATTTATCGGAGCCTCAAACTCGAGGCCATTGTCTGGCGAGCCAGGTGTGAAAGCTCCGCTATTCAGCGTGATTCTCACAAGTTTTGTGCCTGTTTCACCACTATCTGCATCGGCTGGCTGACTTCCGCTATATATCTCAAGGACAGCGTCCTTGAAAAGCTCTTCGAGAGAGCCTCCGTTATCGCTTTTCAAGACCGTGTTCTCATTGAAAGCCTCCTCCGCTGCCACAGTGCCTGTGGCAAACTCCAGTTTGCCTGCAGAAACAGCCAGTATTTCTACATCCGTCATGTCGTTGCCACCAGTCGTAGACCCAGTAGTTGTGATTTTATCACCAACTTTGAAGCCCGCATCCAAGAATCTATTCTCGCTGTCTGTGATGTAGTCATTCCCAGCTCCACCATCGTGATAGGCCAATGAAGTTCCTTTCAGAGTGGCATTTCCGAGCAAACTATTTTTCAATCCCGTGCTTAGTTTCAGCATAACTTCCTCCTACCACACAATTGTTATATATCTTCCGTCCCTGATAAGGGCAGTCCCTCGAGTGCCTGCAGGGCACTTGACATGCTCCTCCGTCAAGTTTCTAAAATAGCCGTTAAGACCTCCAAGGCAAATGCCTCTGGCACTCATCCATATAGCATACATGCCAGGTGGCAGACTCCCGTCGCCTATGCGACTGCTCTCCACATGAAGAGCTGTACCCTCCACAGCAGGATAGTCTGCTACCTTCCTGACAAACCAATCCTCAGGACTGCTGCCCACCAGGGCATATGTCGCATGTTCATCGCTGACGAACATTCCATCAGCAACGCCAATAACCATCCGTATCCTGCTAGAAAAAGGGACAAAGTTACGACCGAGGTCGTAAGCGTGATATGCAAACGGCTCGCTATACCAGAGTGTCGAGCCCTCGGCTACGAACATCCTCCCATTCCACAAGCACAAGATGTGCCCTATCGGAGGGTCGCTAAAGACTCTCGTCGTGTCTGGCCCGACATACTCGCCTACCTCCCAAGGGTGGCTTTCAGCGTTTTCAACGTAGCCGTTCTCATAGCCGTTGCTGTAATACACTCTGTTAAACACAGTTGCATAGCTCATGGCACTATCGTGCAACCCTGTCCGCAGAACAGCATAGCTGTAGTCTGGCGACAACAACATCAACCTTCCATTGGAAACAAACAGACATCCACCAAAATAAGGATACGGGCTATGCCCTGGAAGGTCTACGACCTTCTTGCGGCCTGGCCGCCTGCATATCCGTCTCTCGACATCTACGTTGTAAGCTGCTGCCAGATAACAAACGCCCTCTCGACAGAGCGTAACAGGGTCATGCCGATTGTCTAGCCCTCTCGGGCTTTGCAGCACTCTCGCTAGAGCCATCAATACCTCCAAATAGACCTAGGTCTGTGGACTCGCCGTCTTTCGACCCAAGCCTGCAGCTCATGTATTCCTTGCTCGTAGAGCATCATTGCCGAAGCTGTATTAACCTTCTTCCCCTCTTCAATACCATCCTCAATGAGACCAAAGCCGATTGCTGCTGCACCCTGCACAATCACCTTTCGGTGCAGCATTTCAGGTATCCCCTCGGGGACATCGTCAGGCTCCACTAGCGTGGCTGGCTTCCGCCTATACAGCACAGTCAATGTCTGCACTTCCGCAGGAATGGGCTGATAATACAGCGTCGCCCCATCAACGGCTACCACTTCAACATCACCTTCTTCGTCCATCCCTGGATACCTCTCCAGCAGCTCTTCGAGCGTCACCACCGTGAGCTCGTCATCACCATCGCCTACATAAAGTAGGCGGCTACACTGCGAGGGCAGGCTCGCATAGGCCCGCCCAACCACAGTGTCAACGCTCTTGAGGACACCAAACCCAGGGACTTCGGCCCGCTCAACCGCAGTCGCAATTGCCTCATTTATCCAGTCAGGAATACGAGACACGATTTCACTGCTGTCGTCGTCCAGCACAACAATCACTTCGTCTACAAGCTGTTGTAGGTTCATCACACATCACCAGAAAAGTCAAATTTTGACATTTACACTCCAATCCTGCTTACCAGCATATACAACCGTGCCCTTCCAGCAGTCAATCCGTTGGACAGCGTTGCGATAATCGCAGGCATAGCTGTATCTGCACCTTTGACAATCAATGCTCCAACATCATTCTCACGAAGGGCCTTCGCCCAGACTGTTCCAGACACAGTATTCGGCGTTCCTTCTGTCAAAGATGTGCCAGGCATATAGTATCCAGCCGAGCCTTCTGTTACATCTGTGTTGTCAATATAATAGTCCTCGTCAAGATTGCTGTATGTCAGGTCAACTGAAGGGTCGTCCAAAGTGCACTTGCCAATATCGATTGCTGGTGTTCCACCTGAAAATGCTATCTCAACTTCCAGCACAAACTGGTGCAGGTAGTAGTTGCCCAGCACCTCAGGAAAGGCAAACAGCAACACCTTTTCATTTGTGTTCTCATAGCCGAAAGGACTGCTCTGCACCCAGAAGGGATTGACCCTCTTGTAGTGCCTCTCATCAGTCCTTCTCAAATCAGTATCTAATGCAGCCATCTTCTACCTCCTCTCAGCAAATTACCGTGTAGTCTGCAAATACATAGACGACACCAGCACTACCAGAGCCCTTGCTTGTTGTCAAGGTAATAGCACCACTGCCATCCGCAAAATACTTGCCAGCAGCACAAGCAGCACTGCCACCAAGTGACACCTTCATCCCAGCAGCATCGGGGTCGCTCTCGGTGTTCGTCAAGAAAGCATCGGGGTCAGCAGTTTCACCATTTCCGATGAAACCCACTGTGATAGACGCATCCCCTGCTGTGTAGGCTGTGACAACCCAGAGCCACACTGCCTTCACAAATGCATATCTTGGCAAACGAATGAGATTATACGTCCCGTCGGCTGGGGCGGCCAGCCTCTTGCTCTTGGCCAGCCGCAGATTATCAGCAAAAGCATGTGTATATAAATCAGTTGCCATAACGAACCTCCCTTACGATAATGGTGCTCCCCAGCTAGACCCAGTAATCACTCCGAAGTCGTGGCCTTCAAACCTCGTCTTTTTGAAGCCAAGAATTCCACCGCCTCTTATATTCATGAATCTCTTGGCATCAGTCTGATAGGGCACAAACGACAGTGTCGTGCTCTTGCTTTCACCAGCTCCACCCCAGGCAAGCACTCCTGCCTGACATCCAAGCAGAATGTTTCTAAACACACCCGCCCTTGGGTCAGTGCTGTCTTTCACGACCTGCCTAATCCTCTCGGATTTGCTGATGAGCATTCCATTATACTCAATCTCTACATTCGGAATCTGCAGCTTGCCAGCAGCCCTCTGCAAGTCACCCCACTGACCCACGTTAGTGTTCTGACGCAAAGCGTCAAACACGTAGGTGTGAAGGATGACCCTATAATACTTCTTGCCATTTATCACAAGAGGACGCACCTTGTAGCACTTGTCCCCAACAGGCATTTCGGCCCGCTGCTTCATCCTGTCCAAGAAAGACAAGTCAAGAATGTCCGCACTGGTCATAGCGCCCTCGGTGGCTACATCATTCACTTTGAGCCAATGCTCATCGTCAGGGTCTACGGGGTCTTGACCAAGGGTCTTGCCTGCAATTCTAAACGAAGTGTCGCCACACAGATGAGCAAACGCAATGTCACTCAGCTTGTCAGCCCACCATTCCTGCAAGGCATCACGCCCTTCTTTCATCAGGTCATAAGGAACTCTCTGTTCCTCCATCCGACCACCAGTTTCCACAGCATGGTTGAGCTCTTCGATGGTAGCTTTGAAGTGCCTAAAACGCAATGCCTCTTCTTTCCCTTCAATAGGGTCTCTCCCGACAACACCTTCACCCTGCAAAGGCAAACGGATACCAAAGGTAATAGTATCACCCTCACCCTTAGCAAGTTCCGTCCTTTGCTGGATGATGGATTTCGCATCTTTGCCAACCAAGTCATTAATTTCCGTCGCTGGAAGCAATATCCTAAAGAGGTCTTTCGCCCAACGCTTCCTAGTCAACGGGTCATTTGTCAGAAATACAGTCTCTGCCATTTCTATCTCCTCCTCACTTCAGCTTTCCTTGTAAATACAGTGCATATACATCCCGAGGGACTTTGTTCAGCTCGTCCTCGGGTAACGCATCGATTTTAGCTGCAGTCCACCCAGCTGCATCTGCACCACCTCCACCAGCCATACCTTGTATGCTGGACGGAGCTTTCGCAGGCTCTTTCGGCCCTCTGCCACCCTTCGGGCTGTCACCTTTGTTGGCATAGTCTGGATGATACTGCTTTATCTGTGTATACATCAGTTTATATGGATTTGGCTGACTCCAAATCCAGTCTTCAACAGCCATCACAGCTTCACCCTTCGACACACCAGTCCGCTCGGCATATACTTCAGCCATAGCTTCCACCATGTCGTCGAAGTGCTCTTGCGAGACGACTTCGTCCACATCCTCGTATTTCGGATTTAATCTCATCATCTCCAACATGGTCTCCAGTTGCTGTGCACGCAGAGCTTCCTGCCGTTGCAACAGCTTCTTCTGCTCTTCATCCTCCTCCCCTTCATCAAGGACACCAGCCTCTTTCAGAGCTTTGCTAGTGCCTTGCATCTGCATACGGAGCTCGGTCATCTCACGCTTCTGCTCACGCAAGAGTGCTCTCAACTCTCGCACTTCCGCATCACGTTGCGCCAGTAGCTCCTCAACAGAAGGCTCACCTTGTGGCTCATCGCCCTCCTTTGGCTCTTGCCCTGGTTCCTGTGTTTGACCCTCGTCTACAGCACCTTCATCACCTTTACCCTCATCAGGGTCGGTGGTCACACCCTCAAGGTTCCTAGGGTCATCATCGCCTTGCGGTGTTTGCTTTACGTCTCCCATCTTTAGCCTCCTTAGCCTTAATCTCGGCCATCCTGAGCATCATTTCCCGCTCAATCCTGGCCTCATTGTATTGCTGCACCTGTGCCTTCACTGTGAAGGGCACATCCATATATTCAAGGATAATCTCGGGTGGGATTGCATCTGGAGCATTATGAGCATATTCCATAAGCATATTCGCAATCTCTCTCCGCATCGTTACATCTTCGGCTTCCTCGTCAATTCGCAAGTCGAACTTGCCTGCAGATATATCGTTGAAGCCCTCAATCTGCGGATTGAGCTGCGTGTTTATCTCAACAAGCTGTGCTCCCTTCGCTCCTTCCATCCGTATTACCATAGGATATGTTACGTATTGCTGCACGAGCGAGAGCAAAAGCTCTCCACCTTGCAACCTAGCATCTCTGAAGTTTGCGAACAAGATGTATAGCACAGCTATATTGCTTTCAAGCCGCATTCTTGCGGTAACACCAGGCTCCCTGGTCCCCGTCTGCTTTCCCATCAAGACGTCTTGGATGCCGCTGACATCCACGATGCTCTGTCTATACTGGGCATCCAGCTGCCCGTAAATCGGGCTTATCTGTGGCTGCTCACTGAACTTGACACGACCGAGGCCACCTCTGTTGAGCACAAGCCTGAAATTCGGCTCACTACTGTGCTTGTCATACTCATCCACATTGAGAATTGCATCTATCTCGTGCATCAAGATTCCCTTCGGGGCAGTCTGCAACAAATGCGACAACTGGCGTCGCATTGTGTTCAGAGCCCTTTGCGGGTCTTTCATCATCTCAATTGCACTCATATACCTGTTCTCATTTTCATCCTTATAGCCCCCGAAGAGGACAATCGGATAGCCGTGCCACCTATACGGCGACCTTCCGTGCTCAAGGAGCACGTTACCAGAAAATATAGCATAATGAGGAACCTGCATCACACTCTCAACAGCCGTTGGCGGGTCACCTCGCCAAACTCTCCCATCAGGGAGAGTGATACCCTCCCGAAGCCGTTTTACGAAGTCACGCCACTGAGCCCTAGTCAGGTGCTCAGGACGCCCTGTCATCGGGTTAACAAACCAGACGGCTCTTTCGGGCTTCTTATACCAACACTCTACGAGCCTATACAACTTTTTGCTCTCGTTGAAATAAGTCGGCGTATAGTAGCTGAGGTCGGTATCAAACATCCTGATAGCATCAGCATCAAACCTGTCCCAATATGCTCTAATTTCTTCCTCGGTAAACCAGCGGGATATGAACACATACCTCGCCTCGTTTATGTCATAATCGTAGCAATCTGGGTCCACCAGGACATCACGTCCAGGCAGCCTCTTGCATTTAATTTGTGGTTCGAAAGGATTGCTTGTATCCACATAAAAGTAGAGGAAACTCCGTCCACTCTTCACAGCATGCTCAAAGCATTCCATCTCTCTCCGAGAGGCTTTTGTGTGATAGCGAAAGTGCTTAAACACTCCATTTATTAGCTCAGCCAGAGGCTCATCTTCCTTTGTTACGGGGAACACCTTTGGCGTTCGCCGTATCTGAGCCGCCAAGCCAACAAGCTTGTCTATCCGAGGCTTAACTTCGTTATACACCGTGACAGGACGTTTCTGTGCAATAAGTGCCTGTCGCACTTCAGGTTTGTCCTGTCGCCCAGCGTAGAAGTCGTAGTCTTCCTCTGCCTCCTCACGCCACCTCATTTCAGGCGTGGAGCGTTCTGCCTCTCGCAGCCACTCCTGCAACTTCCCGAGGAGCTCCTCCTCGCCTTGCGAGGCTCCACCTCGATGATGCTGCTTTATTCCGCTTTCAGCAACTTCGTTCATTTACACACCCTGTTAAAAACTTTCGCTTCCAGTCTTGTCAGACGGTGCTCTACGAGCACTTTATACTCGGCAAGCTCTGTGTTCATCTTAGCGACCATTTTCTTGGTCGCCACCACTTCCCTGCACAGTATCGTGAGCAGAATGCTCACCACTACGCCCAGCACACTTGCAAAGATGTCTCCCACACCTCTCCTCCATTGCATGAAGTCGTTCGTCTAACGACTTGAGTGCATCTCTCAAGTCTTGGACAATCCACACCAAGGCGGCCACTACCTTAAGGGCCTCCTCACTCTTGGCCTTTGAGGCCCACATTTTAAAATCCCTCCATTCTTCTTCGGATTGCATCTCCGCCTCCAAGAAACGTCAAATTTTGACGCCCCATCTTAGTTCCATTAACTTCTCAAACTTCTCTATCAGCTTAATGAGCTGCTCTGCCGCTTCGCAGCACTCCTCAGGACTTTCAGTCTCATGACACCTGGCCCTAGCTTCTAGGACCCACTGCTTAAGCAGCTTCACAAACTCTATTGCCCCCATAAAGACTTCGTCCATCAGTCTATCACCCTAATACAGTCTTCGTCCTTGACATACTCAATATCTATCTCGTCAGTGCTATACAGCACTACATCAATCCAGCAGACATTGACATTCTCGTCAATCCCAAGTTCCGCCAATCGTTCGTCGACTTTCTCCTTGAACTCCTTCCACGTCATTACAGTGCTCCCGCAAACTTCATCATGAACGGAACAACACGCTTGATAATATCTTTGCCTACGAGCTGGCCAAACCGCTGCCACAAGCCTAATAGCTTGCCCTTTTCACACTCCGTTAACTCATCAACCGTTTTACCTTTCACCGTCAGCTCAATCTCGTTGAGGATTTCCATCGCCTCAGCAGGCATCTTGCCAATATCCTGGCCGAGAGCAGACTTCCAGTAGCAAACTGAAAATTCGCTGTGCGAGCAAAGCACAGTAGCGAGCTTATCGGCCTGCTTCATAAACTTGTCATAGCTTTTGGTGAGACCCTTCATGCGAGCAGCACATCCTACCAAGAGTAAAGCACACAGCAACAACGCAACCACTTTTACAATTGTTACTCCTTCCATTCTTTCCTCCTACAGAGCATAAATTCCTCCTTGTATCTGCTTCCAAGGCACTTTCGTGTATATCATGCTATGTGGCAAGCCACGGAGCATCCTGTAAATCGGTGAGCGATACATGCTCTCACAGATTTCGTCTCGGCTCAACCTTCTGCTTACCAGTCTAGGCAATGCAATAATCCCATCTAATGTCTTTGTCCACCCGCTAATCCATCTAGCACCTATTGCCCATCTGTCTATAGCTGTGCCTGCATAAGTTTCAGGGTTATCTGTCTCTTTATAAAGAAAGCCGCCTATAAAAATTTCCACCCTCGAAGGGGCCTGAACCACACTAACACATTGCCACACATTCTTTTCCAACCCGAAGTAAGGACTGCTTAAAGGATTGCCTGCTGGTGGATACTGGTCATATATCAATTCCTGGTTAAGGATAAAGAGGTAATTCTTCGTGTAGTTGTCAGGACTGCAGCCTCCGAACAATGACTGCTCCGACACAATATTTCGTGGAAATACCCACATCATCAGTGTAAATTCGTCTAAATCAAGTGATGAAGCACTCCCAAGATATACACAAGAGCCATCCGCTCCATCAAACTCAAATCCCATCACTCCAGGGGCAATCATATATGGCCTCGCCCCGCCGTAAGGCGTCCCGTGGTTGCCTTTCCTTGACAGGTCAAGCCATCCGCCAGACCTGCAATCCAGCGACTTACATGATAATGATAGCACTGTTATCCTCCTGATTAGCTCAAAAGCTCCAATATCAACACCTGTCCCCCAAGGGACAGAGTTGCCTCCGTAGTCCTCTGTCAATCCGACATCCGTCCCCGCATCTATACAAGGAGAAGTCGGTTGAAGGTGGAAGTCATAATAATCTGCATCTACAAAAGAAGGGTTTTGGGTTATAGAGTGTTGGTCTTGGCCAGAAGCAGATTGATACTCAAAAAAGGTCTTTTCTGAACCGTCATAATGAAATTTTGCCCCGCCAGAACGATAAAAACAATTATAATCAGAGGTAAGATTTATTTGTGCTGTTACATCCATTTCCCTAACAACTAAGTCATAGTTTGCTTCATTGAATGCTACAATATTGTTTTTTAAGGTTACAGTAAGGGTTTCATCTGCAGCAGCAAAAATCAAAATGCCTGCCCCATAGTGCTCATTGCCAATAGATGTATTATCACTACATTTATAAACAACATTGTTATAAACTTCTATGCCTGAAATATCCCCTTTTATACGAATTCCTCCAAAATAACCCTCATCCGCTGTCGCCTTTATCCCACAATGATGAATAATATTGTAGTAAGCCTTATCATTTGATTGAAAGATACCAATTCCGATATGGTCTATGTTGTATACGGTATTATATCGCACAGTATTGCCCCCAGCATCGCCATGTAGCAAAATACCCCAACCAGATTGACTGTTTCCGGCAGAAGGATGCCCACAATCATGCACTCTGCATGACTCAACAACGTTGTTACTACCCCCCACAGAAAGTCCTTCTCTGTCATGACTATCTATAAGATTCCCCTGTCCAATATGATGGACATGACAATCCAAAGCCTCCAAATCTGAACCCTTCAACCAGATACCTCTATTAGTGCATTGGGCTACTTCCGTATTTTGGATTGTTGAATTTGATATATCAGAAAAAAAAAGAACCCCCACATTATAAGCTATTTTTACTACACAATTGTTAA